CCAGCGCACCCCGCTCTCGGGCGGCAGCCGCTGGGCACTGAACCTCTCGGCGGGTCTCGGCGGCGCGTACAACGCCTCGAGCGAGATCTACTTCGAGGAGATCTAAGTGGCGGCGGTCAGCTACTACATCTCGGTCGGCGGCACGCAGGAGACGGTAACGGCCGGAACCAACGCGCCGTCGGCCGGGTCGGTCGAGATCCGCATGGACCAGACCACCACCTCCGTAACCGACTCGACCTCGACCACTGGTACTCGGGCGCCCAAGAAAGGCGAGATCCAGCAGCTGATCCGCATCCTGGAGGAGTACCTGATCCGCGACACGAACGTAGTGGAGTAGCCGCGTGCCGGGCTTTTCAAGTTTCGACGTCGCCCATGGCACGCTGATCCACAGCACGAGCGCGGTCAATTGCGTGAAGGGCGTCATCGGCGGGACCATCGCGGGCGCTGCCAACGACACGCTACTGCTCGGCGTCTATATCCCGCTCCACGCCGCGACCGCATCGACCATGACCATCACCGGGCTTGCCGGTGAAGACGGCACGCAGCGCTCCTGGCTCTTAAGCGGCCAGACTGCGGTCGACAGCTGGTACCTGTTCGATTACCCGATCCTGAACGACGCAGCGGCGTTCACGTTCACCGCATCGGTAGCAGACTCCATCGTCGTATTCACTCGCGCGTACACTGGCGGTCAGTAGCACGTGCTGCGCGGGCAAGGTAGGCTCCGCGCATGGCAAGTCAGGTGGACGTCGCTAATCTCGCTCTGTCTATTCTGGGCAAACCCAGCATTGCCAGCTTCGCCGATAACTCCAATTCCGCCCGCGTCATCAACATCGAGTACGACCTCATCCGGCGTGCGCTCCTCACCGGACGTGCGACGTGGCGCTTCAGCGTCGCCAGGGCCAGTCTCCCGGTGCTATCTACGGCCCCCGTATCTGGTCCTTATACCCAGCAGTACGCGCTCCCTTCCGACTGCCTGCGGGTTCTCCTAGCCGGCGACACGTGGCCCGGGATGGACCTGTCGGACTACCTCATGGGCCCGACGGACGCAGGCTACGAGGTCGAGGGGCGCAACATCCTCTGCGACTACGGATCGCCGCTCTCGTTGCAATACGTTTCCGACGTCACGGACACCACGCAGTTCGACCCTTGGTTCGTGGTGTACCTCGCGGCCGAGATCGCCTGGACCTGCTGCGAGCGCCTGACCGGGTCTGATGCAAAGCAGCAGGCAGCGAAACTGCGTAAAGACGATGCCATGGTTCAGGCCACCGCCAGCAATGCCTTGGTTAACACGCCGCACAAAAATGCGGACGACACCTGGGTGCTGGCGCGGATGCAGTAGGTGGGTAAGGCATCGCCGGCCATCGCCGCGTTCGTCAGTGGCGAATGGTCCCCGCAGATGGAGGGCCGCGTCGATACCGAGCGGTACCCGAACGCCGCCCACATCGCGTCAAATTTCGTCATCCTGAAGCAGGGGCCCGCGGTGTTCCGCCCCGGCACCGCCTACGTGCAGCAGGTCAAGAGCCCGTCCCGGGCGTGGCTCAAGCGTTTCGAGTTCTCGCAGACCTCCGGCAATTCCTTCGTCATCGAGTTCGGGGGCGGATACTGCCGCTTCTACACCGACCACGGACCGCTCCTGAGCACCGGCAATCCTGCCTACAACGGCGGCACGGCGTACGTCATCGGCAACCAGGTGGTGTCCGGGGGCATCACCTACTACTGCATCGCAGCAACGACCGGCAACGCCCCGCCCAACGCCACGTACTGGTACCCCATGGGGCCATACAACGGCAGCGCCACGACGGCCATCTACGAGATCCCGAATCCCTACGCGGCCGCCGACCTCACGGACTCGTTCGGAGAGTTCACGCTCCAGATCGAGCAGCAGGGCGACGTGCTCTACATCGCAGGCGGCGCTGCCGGCTCAGGCTACCCCCCGTACACCCTGACGCGGTACGCCAACGCGCCGCCCAACTGGGTCTTCGCGCAGTACTCTCCGACCGACGGGCCATTCGCGGACCCCATCCCGCTGGTCCCGAACCAGAACATAGCGCTCACCGTCACGTCCACCCAGGGACCTACCACGACCATCCAGTCCTGGGGCGGGAATGCCTTTGCGCCGACCGACGTCGGGCGCCTCGTGCGCATCCAGTCGGGCTATTACAACGTCACCCCGTGGGCGTTCCAGGTCACGATTGCGGCCGGCGCCATCGTCGTCAACAACGGCAACAACTACATCGCGCTGAACTCAGGGACAACCGGCTCATCCCCACCCGTGCACACCTCTGGGGCTGTATTAGACGGCACAGGAGGGGTGCTATGGCTCTACTCCGACTCAGGCTACGGGGTCGCCCAGATCACGGCCTACACGTCGGGCAGTCAGGTTACGGCGAAGGTCCTGTCCCGCTTCCCGGCCAACGTCTCTTTCTTCGGGTCCGGCGCCACCATCACCGGCATCACCAACGCCCTGCCGGCGGTCGTTTCGGCCACCAACACCTTCGCCAACAACGACGCGGTGTTCATCGTGGGCGTGCAGGGCATGACGCAGGTCAATCAGACCCTCTATACCGGCTCTCCGGCCACGGGAAGCGCCGTAACCCTTGCCGGCGTCGATTCGACCGGCTTCGGCACCTACACCTCCGGCGGCGTCATCATCGCCAACGCATCACTTGAGTGGCAGCTCGGGGCATGGTCGAACACCACCGAATGGCCGCGGGCGCTGGCCTTCTACAAGGACCGGCTCTTCTGGGCCGGCAAGCTCCACGTCTGGGGGTCAGTGCCTGGCGCGTACAGCAGCCACGCGCCTGACCAGTTCGGCCAGCAGACGACCGACTCTGCCATGAACGAGATCGTCAGCGGGCAGGACGCGAGCAACATCTGCTGGCTGTCGAGTGCGATTATTCTCCTGATCGGGACAGAAGGGGGCGAGTACGGCCTCGATGCCGCGAACTACTCGACCAGTCCTCTGGGGCCTGCCAATGTCGAGATCCTGAGGCAGTCATCGTGGCGCTGCCGCCCCATCAGACCTGAGCTCATCGGCACGTCCGTACTCTACGTCCAGCGCGCCGGCCGCAAGGTCTTCGCCATGGACTACAACTTCTACCTGAACCGGTACGACTCGTCCGACCAGTCGAAGTTCTCCTACCACATCAGCATCGGTGGCATCACCGCCGTCGCCTACATGCAGGAGCCCTGGTCGGTCGTCTGGGCCACCCGGGACGATGGGACGCTGCTCTCGTATACGTTCAACCGCGAGGACCAGGTCACCGCCTGGGCGCGGCACAATATCGGGGGCAATGGGATCGTCGAATCCATCGCCGTCATCCCAGCGCCCGACGGCCTGCGGGACGAGCTCTGGATGATCGTGAACCGCACCGTTAACGGGCAGGTGGTGCGCACGGTCGAGTACATGAGCAAGGTCTACGAGGGCGCGCAGGCAGGCTACGCGGGCGACGCGCAGTCCTCCTGCTGGTACGTGGACTGCGGGGTCCAGTACATCGCCCCGCCGCCCGTGACCGTGACGGGTGTCGCAGCCTTCACGCTAGGGCCTGGGGACTATCAGGTCACCTTTAGCGCAGCGAACTCCTTCACAGCCGGACAGTCGGTGCTCGTCTCGGGCGTTCAGTACACCGGGACCTTCAACCCCAATGGCGTTTTCGTCATAGGTCGCGCGACGGCGGTGGGCTTTTCGGCCTCCCTGGCCTCGCCCCCAGGATCTTTCGCCTACGTCGGCGGCGGCACGGTCAGCGCCAATGCACCGGGAGAAGGGGCCACAATCATCGCCGGCATCCCGTCGGTCCTCTGGGGCCAGACGGTCTCTATCCTTGCGGACGGCGGCGTGCAGCCACAGGGACAGGTCAGTAACGCTGGCATCCTCACCGTGCCGGGTACGTGGAACGTCGTCACCTTCGGCTTCCCCTACCAGGGCAACCTCGTCCCCATGCGCCCGGAAGGCGGTGCGGATGCGGGCACCGCGCAGGGGAAACTGAAGCAGGGGGCGACACTCGTCCTGCGTCTCGTGGACTCCGCCAGCGGTCTCGTCGGGCAGCTGACCAATACCCCGGCCGGGACCTACGTCGATCCGCTTGGCCTCACGAGCATCATGGCCAACAACCAGCCCGCTGGCAGCGCACCGAACGGCCCGACGCTCGACTACATTCGGTACAACGACACGACCACTGAGCTCGACTCCCCGCCGCCCATCATGTCGGGGGACTTCCCGGTGAGTTTCCCCCACGCGCCGGTCAGCGACCAGGATGCGCGCGACTTCTACATCCTCGTCCAGCAGAACGATCCGCTGCCGATGACCGTGGTAGGCCTTTTCCCGTCGTACAAGGTCGAGGACCCGCAGTGATTATCGAGACCTTCCGGCCCTTCCACGTAGACCTCCTGATCGCCCGCGGCGTCCAGCAGCAGCAGCTTGCCGAGGTCTCGCTTGTGCCGCGCGGCTATGCCAGCCTACCCCCGGTTCCCGGGGCAGCACTCTCGGCGTTCGAGGACAGCGGGCGGATCATCATGTGCGGCGGCGTAGTACCACGGCACCCCGGCGTCGGGGAACTCTGGGCGCTGGTATCCCAGGATGCCGGCCGCTACTTCGTGGCGCTCACGCGCGCGACGCGCCGGTTCCTCCAGACGCAGCAGCTCATGTACCGCCGGATCGAGTGCACCTCGGCCATCGACTTCCCGCAGGGGTGCCGCTGGCTCGGGCTCCTGGGGTTCAAGCACGAGGGGCCTGTGCCGGGCTTCGGCCCGAATGGTGAAGCCCACGTCCGTTTCGGTCTTGTGAGGTCCTGATGCCTTTCCTGCCCGCTCTTGCCGCTGTCGCTACCGTCGCCGGGACTGCCGTAGCAGCCGGTCAGAAGTCCCAGGCCGACAACTACAACTCGCAGGTAATGGCCGGCGAGCAACGCGTCAATGTCGATGAGGCGAACGCGCAGGCGAATCTAACCTTGCGAGCAGGGCGACAGGCTCTCGGCAAGCAACGGGCAGCTTTTGGCAGTGCAGCGGTCGGCTATGGCGGATCGAGTGAGGCGGCGCTGGATCAGTCCGCCATCAACCAGGAACTCGACGCCCTGAACACGCGCTACCGCGGGACGATCACTGGGTACGGCTACGGGGTGCAGTCGCAGATCCTGAAGTCCGAAGCCAACCAGCAGGAGACGGCGGGCGCATTGCTGGCCGGCGGCCAGGCGCTGAAGACAGTCAGCCCCTACTTCGGGACCCCGGGCGGCGGCACCTAAATGGCCCGTGGTCAGCCACAGGGCGAAGAGGTATACCAACCCGAAGCGCCCGCTGCGGACCTCTCACGCAAGATCGTCCCTGAGATCCGCAGCACCCCGATAGGCGACGTCGCGCCGCACGTGGGCGCAGACATCGCTGACGTCCTTGACCGCAAGTACCAAGCGGATTCGGCCACATATGCCGGCAATCTGCTGTCGCAGTTCCGGCTCGGGCAGGTTCAGCAGCTCGACCAGATGAAGTCCCAGATCGGGACCGGCGACCCCGCGCAGTTCTTTCCGCAGTGGCAGGCGCAGTACGACAAGGCCTCCGGCGCCATCCTTGACCAGGCGAAAACCAACCCTTATGCCGCGCGCATGCTTCAAAAAGGGGTGCAGGAGTTCAAGGACTCACTCGGGCAGCACGTCCTCGGCTGGCAGGCGCAGCAGCAGCACGCCTACCGCATCGATTCCATAGACCAGAGCCTGCGCAGCCAGCTTTCCATTGTGGAGGCACACCCAGAGACCGCTGACCAGATCGGTTCGACCCTCATGGACCAAGTGCGGTCATCCGGCCTTGAGCCGGCCAATGCGCTACCCGTCGCGCGGACCATCCACGAACAGCTGAGCCTCGCGGCCGCCAACGGCATGGCGCGGCAGGACCCACGCGCCGTCCTTGAGGGCTTGAATAATCCCGACAAGGCGCCGGACACATTGCGCCAGCTGAACGACGCTCAGATCGAGCAGGTGCGTGCGCGCGCCAACCAGCACCTCGCGGATCCGGTGCTCGCGGCGCTATCACAGAACGACCTGCGCGGCGCACAGCGAGCACTGAATGCGAACGCCGACGTTATGGACTCCCGCACCTTCGAGTCTGTGCAGCGCAGCATTCTTGCCACCCAGGAACATAACCTCGTCCTCAATGACAAGTTCCAGAAGGAGGCCTCCGACAACCTGTCTAAGCAAGGGGACCAGCTCCTGTCCCAGGGCAAGCTCACCCCGGAGTGGATCGAGAAGAACAGCCGCACCCTTGAGGCCAACGAGGTGCGCTACTTCTACAAGGCGCTATCCGGTGGCGAGGAAAGCACGACGAACTCGAAGGTCTATGCGGACTTGTACCTGCGAGCCGCCAATGGCGAGGACGTGCGGGACGAGGCCCGCAAATTCCTCGTGGACGACCACGACCTGTCGCGCGCTGATTTCACGCGCATCGCCTCACTCTTTGACACGCAGGTAGGCGGTGATTACAAGCGTCAGGTGCAGTACCTCACGGAGACCCTTAAG